AAAGTTTATCACTTTAGACACTGAACCTAGAAAAATAATTATATTTAATTCAGGATTAAAATATTATTTTTTAAACAACACTTTTAAAGATGTAAGAACTACTCTTTGTTATAAAGCTAGACTCCTAGTTCATTAAATGATTCTTAAATATAATTATTGGCAGTTTCAGTCGGTTTTACCAAAAAAAGTTTGTGAAGATATAATTAAATTTGCAAAAGAAAAGAAACAGAAAAAAGGTAAAGTAGGCGGAAACAATAAGTTAAAAGCAGATCTTTCTAAGAGAGATTCTAATGTGGTTTTTTTAAATGAAGATTGGATCTATAAAACAATATTACCTTATCTTAATACTGCAAATCAAAATGCAGGTTGGAATTTTCAAACAGACATTGCTGAGTCTGCTCAATTTACAATTTATAAAAAAGGACAATATTATAATTGGCATTTTGATGTTAATCCCGAACCTTATAAAAAACCAAAAGATAAAAACTTAAATGGTAAAATAAGAAAACTATCTATGACAGTGTCATTAAATGATCCAAAAGAATACTCAGGTGGTGATTTTGAATTTAGAGCTTTTGATTTAAAAGGAAAAGGTGTAATTCATAAATGCAAAGAAATAAGACCACAAGGGTCTATAGTAGTTTTTCCATCTTTTATGCATCACAGAGTAACACCTGTCACTAAAGGAGAAAGAAACTCTTTAGTAGTTTGGGTTGTGGGTAATCCCTATGTTTAAAAAAGACAATTATAAAATAATAAAAAACGTTATAGGTAAAAAATTAGCTTTCTTTTTATATAATTATTTAGCTATTAAAAAAAATGTAACTAATACTTTATTTAAAGAAAACTACATTTCACCTTATGAAACTATGAACGGCGTATTTAATGATGGGGAAGTTCCAGGCACATTTGCAATATATGGAGATGTAGCAATGGAAACTTTATTAGCTGGAATACATCCAGTAATGGAACAACATACAGAATTAAAATTATATCCAACTTACTCTTTTGCAAGACTATATAAAACAGGAGATGTATTAGGTAGACATAAAGATAGATTTAGTTGTGAGATATCTACCACTATGAATCTTGGTGGCGATGTTTGGCCTATATATCTTAGCCCTGATCAAAATGTGGGTATACCTGATGGAAAAAAAATAACTGCTAAAAGCAAAGCTAAAGGTAAAAAAATTATATTAAATCCTGGTGATATGTTAATTTATAGAGGTAATATTTTAGAACACTGGAGAAATAAATTTAAAGGTAATACGTGTGCTCAAGTTTTTTTACATTACAATGAAGTAACATCTGAAGTTAAAGATAATTTATACGACGGAAGACCACATTTGGGTTTACCCGATTACTTTACTACAATTTCTAAAAACTATGAAAAGAGTAGTAAAAAATAATTATAAATTACATCAGTCTAAACTTATAACAAATAATTCAGAATTATTTTATAAAGAATGTTTAGATGGTATAAAAAGACATAAAATTTTATTTCCTAATCAAAGCTCAACTTGGAGTTATACAAAATATAATACATTTGCTCTAACAGCAGGGTCAATTATTTTTTATAATTTATTTTTAGAATTAAAAAATATCATACATGATTATTGTAAAACTAAAGAACCTTTATGGTTTCAAAGTTGGATAAATGTACATGAAGAAGATGAAGTATTAAATTGGCATTCACATTTCGATTCTATTGCTCATGGATATATTTCTATAAATCCTGAGAAAACAAAAACTGTATTTTTAGAATATGAAGTAAATAATAAAATAGGTCAAATATATATTGGTAAAAGTGATAAAAAACATAAAGTTGTAGTTTTAGATGGTTTTAAAAAGAAAAGAATAACTATTGCGTTTGATGTATTAGATTTAAAAACTTTTAACAAAATTAAAAAGAGAGATGGTAATGATATTAATTTAGGGTTTTTTCCAATATGAGAATATTAGATTCACAAAGAAGATATGAAATATGTAAATCATGTAGTAATTTTGTTTCATACACTAAACAATGTAAGATATGTTTTTGTTTCATGAAAATAAAAACTAAATTTAAAAAATTTAAATGTCCAATTAAAAAGTGGTAGATATTATTAAAGAATTTTCAAAATATTTGACAGCTGTAGAATATCCAAAACAAAAAACATCTTGGAATATAGCAGGTATTATAACTGGACAAAATGCATTTTATAAATTTGATGTGGGAGGTTTAACAAAAGTATCTAAAGATAAAGCATATAAAAAAGGTAATATAAATACTAAAGCAGAAAAAATGGTATTTGAATTTAAAGATAAATGGGTTATATTAGATGTAGAAGAATTAAATAAATACATAAAAGAAAAGAAAATAAAAGATTTACAATTAAAAGATTTAGTTTCTAAATTAGAATGGAATATAATTCTTTTGAAAGATAAGATATAAGTATGTTATTTCCAGTTACCATAGTAGATAATTTTTTTGAAGATCCTGATTCTATTGTCAAGTATGCGAAGTCTTTAGAATATCAAGACAACGCCTGGTACCTACCAGGAGTAAGAACAGATGCACTTCATAATATAGATCAAGAACTATTTAATTGGATTACAGGTAAATGTTTAAAACTTCATTACCCACACGAAGAAGAATTGTCTTATGAAGCAGAAGCTCGATTTCAAAAAATACCCGTTAATTTAAAACATGATGGGTGGGTACATCACGATGTGCCTAGTGAACTTACTTGTGTTATTTACCTTTCAAAAAACAGTGACACTGGAACAAGTTTTTATAAACGTAAAAAGCCTATGAGAATTATGGATAAACAAAAATTAAAATATGAATATTTTAAAAATTCTAATAAAAACAAAAAAGAAATAACCGAAATAGAAAAAGCTAAAAAATTTAATAATGATTTTTTTGAAGAAACAATAAATGTTAAAGGTCTTTATAATAGATGTACTTTATTTGATTCCTCCTTATATCATGCAGCCCATGTATTTACAGGGGATAAAGAAGAGGAAGATAGACTTATCTTTGTAAACGTAATATTTTCTATAACTAACAACGGTAAAATGCTTAAATACCCTGTTACAGAATCCTTTAGATTCTAGAAATTTTTCCCTACCAAAATAATAAAAACCCTATATAATACTAGGTTATGTTACAGAAACTCAATTTTAAACCAGGATTTAATAAACAAGCTACTGAATCAGGTGCTGAAAGCGAATGGGTAGATGGAGACTTTGTAAGATTTAGATATGGTTTACCGGAAAAAATAGGTGGTTGGGAACAACTTACCGTTGCTAATGAAACTTTACCAGGTGCTGCTAGAAGACAACTTGCTTTTAGTAGTTTTAAAGGTGAGAAATATACAGCCATAGGGACGTCTCAAGGTTTATTTTTATATTATGGAGAAGCACTTTATGACATTACTCCTTTAGATACAGCAATTACTGGAGCAACATTTGATACTGTTGAAGGTTCTAGTATTGTTACTGTTAATAAAACATCACATGGATTAGATGTAGGAAGATATATTACTTTTACAGGGGTTGTAACTCCTAATGGATTTACGAGTTCAACTACTTTTACTGAAGGTGCTTTTGAAATATTATCCGTGCCTACTGATAATACTTTCACTATTCAAACTCCAATTGCAGCTGTAGCCGGTGCTTCATCTGGAACAGGGGGAGCTACAATTAATCCTTACATTATAATTGGACCTACTACTCAAACAGTTGGTTATGGTTGGGGAACTTATTTATGGGGTGACTCTACTTGGGGTACTGAACGATCGACAAGCAATGTGACTCTGGCACCAGGAAACTGGAGCCTTGATAATTTTGGTGAGGTATTGGTAGCAACTATATTTAATGGTAAAACATTTACTTGGAATGCAGGGGCATCTAATCCAAGAACAGTTAGAGCATCACAAACTACTACAAACTTTGTAACAACAGGTAACCCAACAGCTACAAGAATTTCTATTGTATCTGATAGAGACAGACATTTGTTTCATCTTGGAACAGAAACAACTATTGGATCACCATCTACACAAGATCCGATGTTTGTAAGATTTTCTAATCAAGAAGATTTAAATACATATTCACCTACAGCAACTAACACTGCAGGTACATTTAGATTAGATACTGGTAACGAGATTAGAGCAGCCATACAAGGTAAAGATTATATTTTTGTAACAACTGATTTAGCCGCGTATGTAATTCAATTTGTTGGTCCACCATTTACTTTTTCTGTTAGACAAGTAGGTACTAACTGTGGATGTATTGGTCAACACGCAATGTCATATGCAAATGGAGCTGTGTGGTGGATGTCAGGTGAAGGTGGTTTTTTTGTATATGATGGTACAGTTAAATCTTTACCATGCCTTGTAGAAGATTTTGTATACTCAACTGATGGGGATAATTTAGGATTAAATTATGATTCGGCAGATGTTATTTATTCTGCGCCTAATTCTTTGTACACAGAAATAAATTGGTTTTATCCTAAAGCAGGTTCAACTCAGATTGATAGATGTGTTACATACAATTATTCAGAAAATGTATTTACAACTTCATCATT